AAAAGTTTCAAGGTAGTGCAACCAATGAAACTTTTACTTGGAAGTCAAAAGAGTTTGTAACTCCTAAACCAACTAGCATGGGTTTTGCTAAAGTAGATGCAGAAGCTTTTCCTGTAACACTTAAAGTTTATGGAGATGGGTCTGTTATTTACAACGCTACCATTAGTACAGCTGGCAGTGTTTACTCAGTTACAGGTACAACACCGAGCTTTAGTGCAACAACTATAAATGAACCTGTTGTACGTTTACCGGCAGGTGTACACCGCACTTTTGCAATAGAAGTTTCTTCATCAAAAATAGTGAATGAGGTTTGTGTTGGTGAGTCTATTGATGAACTAAGGAGCATTTAATGGCTACTACTGGTACTAAACTACCGGGGCTAAAACCAATCCCCGCTAAAGTAGATAAAGAACTTGCAGGTTCTTTAAAAGCTATGCAAGAAGCTCTTGCTATCAGATTAGGTCAATTAGGTGATCCTCTTGATCGAGCAATAACCTTACGAGAATTAATTGATAGTGGTCTTGCTAAAAAACTTAACGATAACCCTTTTGATCCAAACGCGGGCTTAGGACCAACAGATTTTGGTCCTCCTGATGATGGACCAGGGGATTTATCTATACCTCCCGCTCCAGTATCTTTGACAGCAACAGGGATTTTTACTCAAGTTATCTTAGATTGGAATGGTACAAGTGCTAGTGCTCCTTATGGTAATCATGCTTATACAGAAATATGGCGTTCAAGAGATAATAATTTAGCTGGCGCTACATTACGAGCCACAACAACTGCTTTTATCTATACAGATGAAGTAGGGTATAACGAAACTTACTATTATTGGGTGCGCTATGTAAGCACATCTGATGTACAAGGTCCTTTTAACAATACCAACGGGGCAGAGGCTACAACGCTGCAAGATATAGCAGCAGTTATGACTGAGTTAAGTGAAACCCTAGCAGACTTACCTGGGTATAATTTATTAGCTACAAGTACAACAGCAGCAACTATTATTAAAAGTTCTAGCGAGCCTAGTACTAGAGGAAATGGTGATGCTTTACAACCCAATGATATTTGGTTTGATACAGATGATGGTCAAATATATACAAGAAACACAGCAAACAATGCTTGGGTAGCAGGACGTGATTCAACTCTAGTTAACTTATTTGGCGCTACTAGTTTTACTGGTAGTACTTTAACTGCGGCTATGGCTACTGCTCAATCAGATATTGTTACTGTTACAAACGCACAACTCGCTACTGCTACTTCTGTAACAAATCTTACTAGCACTGTGGGTACTAATACTAGTTCTATTAGTACATTAAACACAACCACTGCAAGCCACACAGGTGATTTAGATGCGATGTTTGTATTGCAAGTTGCAACAGAATCGAATGGTAGTAAGTCAGCTGCTGGTATGGTTATCGGGTCAAGCGCGAGCAATGGTTCAGGGGCCCAGTCCTACGTACAGTTCCAAGCTGATAAGTTTGCTATTTGGAGTGGATCTACAAACGTTGCGCCTTTTATTGTAAGTGGAGGTTCCGTATTTATAGATGACGCACGTATACAAAATGGAGCTATAACAAACGCAAAGATCGGTAATCTAGCTGTAGAAGAAGGTAAAATTGGAAACTTAGCTGTAACAAACGGAAAGATTGGCAATTTAGCTGTTACAAATGCAAAGATTCAAAACCTAGCTGTTGATAATGCAAAAATAGCAGATGCAACTATCCAAGACGCAAAGATAGCTAACTTAAATGCAACTAAAATAACTGCAGGTTTTCTTAGCGCAGACAGAATTGATGCTAATACTATTACTGCTGATAAAATTAATGTAACCGATTTAACTTTAGAGTTTACAGCGGCAACTGTTTCAGGATCAACTCTTGGTGGATTTGCTAGTAACACAATGAGACTAAAACAAGTTGCGGCGCTTGGTACAGAACCTGGAGTTTACCATATTATGTGTAGAGTATTTGGAGGCACGGGGCAAGTTAAAACACTGTCTATTGTAGCTGGGGATGGCACATATGGTGCAGGAGCTAGTTTTGAATTACGAAATGATTTCGCTTATAGCGATGGAACTGCCCCAACAATTCCTACCGCTGATCAAGGGTATGCACAATACCATTCAGGACAGTCTCAATATTGGTCGGCCATAAATAGATTTGATAGCACCAATGAGATGGTACAAAAAGATTTTCTTGTAAGAAAAGTAAGTTCTACTAGTAGAACTTTACGGTTGTACATATTAGCTCAGGGGGATGGGGGTACAAGATATCTTTCAAGTGTTCAATATGGCGTTTATAGGTTCTCAGAAATATAATGGCAACACATAATTTTAATTACACATACGAATATGTTGGTGTTAAAACAATGCCGCGCAGCCGTGAAGATAACACACAAATTGTTAGAGAAGTTTGTGTAGCAGTTACCGCTGTAGATCAAGCAGACTCAACAAAAACTTTAACAGAAAATATGTATTCTCCCTTAGAAGGTGTTTATTCTTATAGACACGATGGATTACCTGATAATTTTATACCAATAGATACTTTAACTAATGCTAAAGTTATTGAGTGGTACCAAAACACCGTGGAAACAGCAGATTTAGATGGTTATTTTACTTGGCAAATATATGGAGTTGCCGAGAATGATGACATAGAGTAAGATAAAACTATGAAATGTGGAGGCATAAATATGGGATACGGAAATAGCTATGGCAAAAAAATGACTAAAAAGGCTAAGCCAATGAAAATGTCTTATGGCAAAAAGAAAAAAACTACTAAAAAGAAAAAGAAGTAGGTAAGTATGGATAAGCTAGGAGTGCTTCGCACACAAAAGGAAGTGTTGCACGGTCAACGTGCACAAATAACTTTAGATTTAGAAGTGCTGTTGAACAACCCAACTAGCATCCCTGAGCACACAGAATATAGTGTTGAGTTAGATAAATTAGTTGGACAACTAGCAGAAGTAAACGATAAAATAAAAATTATTGATTTTTTAATATCAACATCGGAGAAACCAGATGGCTAACGAAAAGCAAATGCAAGCCACTAAAGCTCGTAAGAAAAAAAGAAAAGTAACCAAAATTGCTTCTTTGTATGGAGACCCTAATAAAATAACTCGCGGTGATTTTATTGCTGCAGCCATAAAAAATAATAAAAAATGAGACAGCCAAAAGAAGGTAACGTAGAGTCTAACGAAAGTTTAGGTAAAGTAAAAAATATTAAGATTGAGCATAAACCGCCTCAATATGCATCTTCAACTGATGAATATACTCTTATGAGTCCAGAAGAAGTTTCAGAGTATTTTGACAATATACCTATGGGTAAAAAGAAAGAGGAGAAAAAATAGTGGGTACACGAGTTCCGAAGGGCAAGGGCACACCCGGAGAAGTAAAAACAGTAGATGAAGTTTATAAAGTTGTTGACCATCAATTAAAACCCTACCAACCAAAATTAATAAATGCGGCAGCAATATCTGATAAGATTATTAGAAGGCGAATGGGAGTAAACCCAAAAACACCATCGCCTGAACAGGGTAAAACTTACATAATAAAAGAAAAGAAAAATGGCAAGAACTAGAAAAAAACCCTCTCAAAAAGTTGTAAAGAAAAGCATTTCTAAACGACAAGAAGCTACTTTAAAAAAGCATAGCAAACATCATTCTACAAAACATATGGCTTATATGAAAAGGCGTATGCTTATGGGTGATACATTTAGAACTGCACACAAAAAGGCCCAGAACAAAGTTGGTAAGTAGTGGCTGCTAAGCGAAACTATCGTAAAGAGTACGATAACTACCATTCAAAATCTACACAAAAGAAACGCAGAGCTGGACGCAACAAGTCCAGGCGTATTATGGTGCGTTTAGGCAAAGCTAAAAAAGGTGATGGTAAAGACGTAGCACACAAAGATAACAACCCTCTAAACGCTAAAGTAAAGAACATTAGGATGGAATCTAAAAAATCTAATAGATCTTTCAAACGCACAAAAACATCTCGGAGAAAGAGAAAATGAACATAATTTGGTGTACTATAATACTAGCTTTAACAATTATAGCTGGAGTTTTTTATATGGAATATATTCAAAAGTTTTTTAATAAAGTAAAACAAAGTTACGCAAACCTTATTAATTGGGGTAAGCAACGCTTTACATCGGAACCCCCAAAGAAAAAAGGGCGTCCAAGGAAGAAGAAATAATGCCAAGGAAACCGGCTAAAAGAAAAACTAGTAAAAGAAAAGGTGCTACACCTACAAACCCGAGCTTGTATTCTAGAGTAAAAGCAGAAGCTAAGCGAAAGTTTAAGGTGTATCCAAGTGCATATGCCAATGGTTGGTTGGTGCGTACTTATAAAAAACGTGGTGGTGGGTATAGATAATGGCTAAACCTACGGGTGGATTAACTGCATGGTTTGGTAAAGGGCCAAAAGGTGACTGGGTTGATATTGGTGCACCAAAGAAAAAAGGCAAATATCAAGCATGTGGTAGAAAATCTGCTAAAGGTAAAGGCAAACGTAAATATCCAAAATGTGTGCCACGATCAAAAGCTAATAGCATGACTGCAGCACAAAAGCGCAGCGCTGTTAAACGTAAACGTGCAGCCGGCAACCCAGGTGGTAAGCCACGAAATGTAAAAACTATTGTAAAAAGAAGGAGAACTCGTGCCAAGAAAAAGAGATAATATGCCTAAGCGCAATAAGAAGAACTTTCGTTCTACAAAATCTGGTGCTGGTATGACTAGAGCTGGGGTAGCGGCGTACAGAAGAAAAAACCCTGGGTCTAAATTAAAAACTGCAGTTACTGGTAAAGTAAAAAAAGGTAGTAAAGCTGCTAAAAGACGTAAGTCTTATTGCGCTAGATCTGCTGGTCAAATGAAAAAATTTCCAAAAGCAGCAAAAAATCCTAATTCAAGGTTAAGGCAAGCAAGAAAACGTTGGAAGTGTTAATTTTTAGCGTTTTTTAAAAAAATGGATTCACCAGATGCCCGTGTTGAAGAGATCTTATAGTAGTTAATGCATTAGGTATCGTAAGAGCTAAAATGCAGTGATGGGCTTCTCAGAGCGTGTAACACGGTTTAGTTGTTTTACCTGCCTTATATCGTAATTTTCAGCTGCATTTCTTAGATTTATAAGTTTTTTCTCTATATTTGAGTATTTTCCCCAATCTTTTAACTCAGTTGCAGTTCTCCCACAACCTCTACAACGTTCATCACCCCATTGCGTCACAGAACAAACTCCGATGCAGGGACAATCTGCAAGACTTGCACAGCAACCAAGTGCTTTTGTTAATCTAGTGAACCGTGTTTCTTCACTCATCATTTTTTTCTACAACCTTTATTAGACGTTGTAGATACCATTCTGCTTTTCGTAAATCTTGTCCTTTGTTTTTTTGTTCATATCTCCAAAGATATTTCATTACGTTGCCTTTACAATATGCAGCGAACTGGTCGTCTGTCATACTTGCTTCTATTGCACTTATACACTCGATACCACCCTGGTTATAGTGTATTGGTTTATTTACTGGGTCAAAATCCATTTAGTCCTCCTTATTATGTAAACATATGTTACTTATTTTGTCTATAAATTCTTTAATTGGCATGGCATGCTTGAGAAACTCATCTAAAGTAAAAAATTCTTTTTGGAAATCTTGGCTTACAACACAAAGATCCGGGGCCCCTATAATGTAATACACAGGCATGCTGTATTCATATTGTCTTTGCAACCAGATTCTTTGTTGTGGTGAGAGATCAATTTTTATTTTTGACGTACCACGTTTGGGCAGCTGTTGTATGTATTTGTATTCAAAAAAAGCAAACCCTGCTGGGCCTGAATAAAAAGTGTCGGGTACTCCGCCATGATATGGATCATTGATTTTCCACTTATAAATTTCTTTAGGAAGTTTTTTGTGGATTTTGTTGATGAAGTCCTTTTCTTTCAAGTTTTAGTGCTCGCTCTTTCATGAGGAGTTGTAGGTCATGCCAACGATACATACGTTTGTTTACATCGTCCCAGAACCATCCTTTTTGTTGTATATCAGGCATCTTGAAAGTTAGTATACACGGCGCGACAGTATATGTCGCACCATGTAAGCAAAATAATTACTTAGATACGCTATCAAATACTTTTTTAGCGTTTTCGTAATCATCATCAGTAACCCAACCGACGTTTTCTACAGCAATGTTAAAAAACTTTTGCCCCGCACGGTTTTGAGTTTGTGAAGAAGACATCTTCCACAAAGAAGAAAATCTATCTCCCCCTAAACGAGCCACTTGTGTGTTCCATTCTCTTGACACTCTTAGCTTCGAAGAAGCACAGTCAAAGATAAATGGTGTATCAAGTGCACCTGTTTTTTCATCTTTCTTAATTAAAAGATGAGATTGAGTCTGAGTAATATCATAATCCTCAGGGTTCTCTTTTTGGGCCTCGAGAGCTTGTAAAGCATCTTTTTCAGTAGCATAAATACCTGCTAAGCCGCCTCCTTTCTCTCGTTTTTTCCAAGCGACAAACTCTTCAGTAAACTTTACGTTAATTACGTAAATGTCTTTTCCGTAGTTTTCTCTTGTTATGGTGTTGATAAAATCACCTGGTTTGCTTCCCTCAATGTATTCACTGTGGTTTTCGTCAACTTCATTAGATAACTGTTGAAGTTGTTTAACCCTAGGGGTTTGCAAGTGATCTGCAGTAACGTTTTCGTTACCAAGACCACCACCAGCCTGCACGTGTGCAGGTACTTTATCACTTACTAGTGCAATATCACTCATAGTACGTACTCCTTGTTTCGTTGATATTGTTAATATTATTTTGACCTGAAATTAACTCGGGTCAACTCCGTTGATGTTACGCCTGGCAAATCCATGCCGAGTTGTAACAATTCCCTATAAGCAGTTGCTGACATACGTTTTTGCAGCAGCTCGAACTGTTTTGTATCGAGTATGTGCTGGTAAACAAAATCCCAGTTTTCTACCGTTGGGACCGTTTCTGTTTTAATGGAAACGGTACACGCATCATTCCCCACTCGATCAATCCCTTGATTCTTTAGTGTGGTTGCGATTTGTGTTTCTAATTCTAATTTTCTAGATTTAAAGATTTTTTCTTGTTCTAGCAAATTAGCTAATTTGGTTCGCGTATCCGCGAGATCATTTAACATGTCATCCATGTTTCGTGTTTCGTCGTTCAATGTATAGTCTCCGTACTGTGTGGGGGTGTTGCAAGAAACACTCCGTCTGTTAATGTAATGGCTTCCTTGCCAGCCTGTAAAACTAATTCTTCTAATTTATCTGGGTCTGTATCTCCACGTAATACCATAAGTTCTGATATAACAAATACTAATGCTGTTGCAATAGCGTCAGGTGGACGCTTTCTTAGTTCTTCTACAGTTTCCATAATCTCAATGCTGAGCTGTATTTCCTTTATTCCCATTTTGTAATCCTGTTAATATGTGGAGCAAATTCTCCATTTTACCTAGCTTACCATTTAGTTTTGCATACACATCTTCTTCCCAGGTTTTATGGGCCGCAATAAGTATTGTTTCAGTTTTTTGCGTTTGACTAGCTCTATGTATACGTCTATTAAATTGTTGAAAATGTTCTGCGTTATACGTAGGAGAACACCAGATTGCTGTGGTAGCTTTTGTAAGAGTAAGACCATGACCAGCAGATTGAGGATGACAAAAAAGTACACGTATTTGACCCGCTTGAAATCTTTGTACAATACCTATACGTTTTTCAGCAGGAACACTACCATCAATAATTTCATAGGAAAGTTTTTCTTTTTCTGCTTGTTCTATAAGTGCATCTCTTTCATGCTTCCAATTAAACGCTACAATACAATGTTTGCGTTCTTTAATAAGATCTATAACTAGGTTGTAGCGTTCTTGATGAATATATTGAACTTGACCTTCTTCATCATACACACCACCTGAGATGAGTTGTAGTAACTTTTTAACTCGAGCCCCTGCGTGTACAGCATTAATAGTACCGGCTTGTGTATACAAAACACTCTCTTCCGCGAATGTTTTGTACATCTGTTGAACTTGAGGGGATAAATGTGTGCGTACAGTTCGTACAATGTTTGGTGGGAGATCTACACAATCTTCTAGTTTGTAACGAATGGTAATATCGCCAAGTTGTTTTGCTATAGTTTCTTCAATACCTGGTTTGTCAATCCATTCGTTTGCAAAGCCATTAAATTTAGGAGTACATACTTGATTACGATAAGCAAAAAAACGTTCGCCT